GAAAGCCTCCTGAAGTATATCTTTTATGTCTTCATTCTGGGCGACATATCGTGCACATACGGCCGTCAGTAGAGGCGCATATTCAGCATACAACAAGTCTATAGCAGTGGCATCTCCCCTGTTTAACTTGCGAACAATAGTCTGTTCATTATCTCTACTGAATAGTTTCATGCCACGCGCAGCTCTTTTTCTTTAGTCTTATAGCGTCATTCTAAGCTTTGTTTGACTTCATTTTCTTTAGTCCTTTCACTTAGTAAATGCAAAAATAAGATAATCTTGTCTATGTAATTAGAATTTAACAATCATTTAACATAACGTGAGGCAAGGTTCTGTTTTCATAGGTATTTAAGGAGTAGATGAATCAAATATAACAATAAAATGATGAAAAAGCAAACAAACAAATTATCTTTTATTCTTAATCAAATTGGCGTTTATAGAGCAATAGTCTCGTAATGTAGTCAAGAAGAAAAAAATAATATAAATAAAATAAACAACAAAGATAAAGAATTTAAAACTGAAAAAACAATAACTGAAACTATTATAAGCAAACAAGAAGACGTTCCATTAAAAATAGTTTATAAAAATGGAAAAGTTGAACTTATTTTTAAAAGTGGAAAAAGAGAAATAATTTTAAATAATAATCAGAAAAAAATCAGAATTTTAGGTAGCAAAGAACATTATTTAAATATAAAACCAGTTGAAAAAGAAATTGAAAAAATATTAAGTAAAGATTCTGTTCAAAGAATAAAAGAAATAAAAAATTTTTTAGATAGAATAAATAATATTGAATATTATTCTACGTTGAAAGAAATAAAAAATTTAAAAAAGCAATTAAATAATGAAATAAATAAACCTCTTGCTAACAATAATGAAATTAAAAAATTAAGAGAAAATATCAAAGATTTGACATTTAAATTAGAAAATGTTAAAAAAAGTTCGATATTAAATACAGTTACTAAAAATGAGGAAATACCATTAGTTAATTTTAAAAGTAACAATGAAATTAATATAAATAAAGATATGTATAGAAATTTAGATGAATTTTTTAATAAAAAAATAGAAGTATTAAAAGAAGTTGATAATATATTATCAGATACTAAAAATAAAGAAACATATCTTACTACTTATCAAATTACACAATTATTAAAGTAGTAAAGGTGGTGAATATAATTTTTGAAGGTTTAAAAGATTTACTGAATATAAATATATTTAATAGTAAAAAAAGGCAAGAAATTTATACAAATGAAAATGAAATAGAAATGGAAAAAAGAGATTATGGAAAAATTTACAGAAAAGAAGCTGAATTTTATGATAATCTTTCGTTTTCAAATAGTAATAAAAGACAAGATGCAATGACTAGGAATATGGACATTGTGTTAGATAAAATAAAAGAAGAAACTTTTAAATTACCATTATTAGCAAGATCAATTTTAAACATAACTTCAAAAAGTTCTGATAAATTTTTTTATTTTACTGGAGAAAATGATGAAAAAGTAATAAAAGTTGCTAAAGAATTTAATAAAATTTTAAAAAATAGCAATTATAATCCTAATTTATTTTTAAAAGAAGCTTTTCAAAATTTAGTAAAATATTCTAATGTTTTTATAAGGCCTATTAAAGATGAGAAAGATAAATTAATAAGACTTAGAATAATGCCCAATAAAGGCTGGACAGTAAATAAAAGAATAGGAACTTTTTTATGCGAAGAATTTGTTTTTGAAGATTTGTATGACGATGGATATAATAATTCAAAACGTAAAGTTTTTAAAAATAAAATAGATATTTTTCATTATACTTTTAATAGAGAATCTGATGAAATTTTTGCAATGCCTATATGGTGTTCAGTTATACCTGTTATAAAAAAATATAATTTTTTAACTAACAATGCACTTCAATCTTATGCAGATCAAGCTATCACAAGAATAATTTATGAAGTTGGAATAACAAAATCTGGAACTATAAAACCTACTAGACAAGATCAATTTGATAGCACTAAAAGATTATTAAGAGAAACTGATGATGATTTAATTATAGATTTACCAGTTAATGTTAATAAAGTTGATAAAAATTTTAATTCACCAGATAAATTACTTGAAGTCTTGGAAACTCAAATATATGCTGGACTTTATACTTCAAAAGGTCAATTAGGTTCAACTAGTTCTGGAAGACAAGATGCTGAAACTCAAGATGAAAATACTTTAAATATAACAAATGGTTTTTTTAAAGAAATGGAATTTCAAATAAATAGAACTATAATAGATGAAATTTGTATGAATTTATTCGGTTCCTTAGATGATGAAATAGAAATGAAATTTTCTGAAGGTTTCAATCTTGAAGAAAGAAAAGAAAAACATGCTGTATTTTTATTTCAAGGTGGAATTATTACTATTGATGAAGCTAGAAAAATGTGTAACAAACAAACTAAGAAATTTGAAATAAAAAATACATTTCAAAATTTATATAGTAAAACTAATTCTGAAATGAGTGGTACAGTAGAAAATGTTAATAACCCAAAAAATCAATATACTAGTGGTACTGGCACCACAAAAAAAACCAAAAAAAATTAAAGAGGTGAAATAAAAAATTGCACGAACATACTTTTTATAAAATTAGTGATAGTTTAGATATTAACATTCTAAAAGATTCTAATGAATTAAACAAAATAAAAAATGTTTATGTATTAGAAGATAAAAAAATTAAAAATCCAATTTTAAAAGAAAAAGAATATCAAAATATCATTTATATGTTAGCTACAACTTCTGATAAAAAAATAAATTATAGAAAATATGATGATGATTCAGTTATTGAAATGTCAGATAGTGGTAGTTATATGACACCATATAATAAACCAGTTTTAAAAAATCATGATGACTTGAATGGTGAACCATTAGGAAGAGTTTTAGATAGTTTTACTATAGATCATAAAACTTTATCATATAAAAGCCCTTATAATTCAGAATTACCAGAAGATGTAATAGAATTTTTTAAAGAAAATAATTGTTTTAAAGATGGTAAAACATCAATTATTTTAAAATGTTTTGTTGATAACAATACTATAAATAAAATAAAAGATGGATATTATCTAACGGTATCACAAGGAATTACTTGTTTTGATATTATTTGTAATATTTGTGGAGAAACATTTTTTAAATGTTCTCATCGTGCTGGTTCAACTTATAAAGTAAATGATGTTGAAACTGAATGTATACCAAAAGTAATGGGTCCTTTTATTGCTGAAGAAATTTCAATAGTGAATATTCCAGCTAATGATACTTCTATTATTTATGTTCCAGAAAAAAAAGAAGAAAACAATACTGTTCCTACTTCTGACAATAAAAATATTAAAAATCAAGCACAAATTGACAATCAAGAAAATCAATGTAAAGATAGTAAAAACAACAATAATATAAAAGATAACAAGGGTGATTCAACAATGTTAAAAGATTTACTAAGAAAATCACTTTTAAAGGATATGAAAAATGTTTGGACATTAAAAGATGAAATGACTGAAAAAATAGAAACATTTTTTAATTCGTTAGAAGAAGATAAAATAGAAGATTTTATGAATATTATAAATATCTTACAAGATAGTACTAATGAAAAAATGAAAGTTATAGAAGATTCTGTTGCTAAATTAAAACCATATGTTGCTACTGTAACTTTAGAACAGCCAGAACAAACAGAGCAAACAGAAACTGAAATGAAAGATAACAAACATCAAAAACAAGAAAATAATAACGAACAACAAAATCAAAAAATTCAACATGTTGACGATAATAAAAATCCAGATGAAAAAGATTTAAAAGATAACAAACCTAAAACAAATAAAGAAAATGTTGAAAATGAAATGAAAGATTATAAAGCACAATTAAAAGATAATGATGGTCAAACTTCAAAAGAAAATGATGAAGTTATGGCTATGTTACTTAATAATTAATGGAGGTAATAAATGTTTACAAATAGAGCTTTAAGTGAACCAATTGGTTATAAAGGAACAGCCAAATCAGTTATAACTTCTGGTTTAGGAACACCTATGGCAGACCCAAGTTTAAAAGAAGTTTTTTATATAAGGGGAGTAATGCCTGATGGATTAAAATTAGTAACTTCTCCATCAATAGCAGTTGCTATTAATGACAATGGTTTTTTAGTACCAGCTGATGGTACATTAGCTCCTTATGGAGTAATAGGTGCTTGTTTAAGAAGTACTGAACATTTAAAACAATATTTTAATGGTGGAAAAAATGCTGAAGGTGCTGTTTCTACAGCAAATAATATGGATGATTTACACGGAATAACACCTACTGTTTATCAAGCAGAAGCATTATTTGAAAGAGGATATGCTTATAAAAATGATGGTGCTACAAAAAGTTTATTTGAATTTAAACCAGGACAATTATTAAGACCAATAACTACAACTGAAATTACTACTTCTATTGGTGACGATACTTTACCAGTATTATTTGGAGAAACAAAAACTGATTGTCCTAAAACAAAAGCGTATTATGCTGGAATGCCTGTAGTTTTTGTAAAAACAGATGATCCAACACAAATAATTGGTAGAGTTAGTTCAATTTTACCTGGTAATTCATATGACAATATGATTTACACAAATGGTAGTTGTTTTGATTTTGAAATAGCTGGTAAAAGCACAGCTGGTTTAAGTAGAAACGTATATAATTCATTTGAATCAGTTTACAAAAATAGTAATTACGAAAAGAAAATAGTTGAATTTTATGTAACTATGTAACGGAGGTATATTAATCAATGGCAAAAAGATTCGTAGAATACGATAAAGAACAAATAAAAGATTCTTTACAATCATTCCTTTCATTAAATAAAGAAAGAGCAATAGTTGATGATAAATTATTTAAAGATAATGCGGAAGATAGTTTAGAATTTGTAAAAAGAATAGAAGATTTTTCAGAAATAATTATAAATAATGGTTTTGATGTACAAACTCAAAAGAATTTTTCAATGAGAGATTTATCATTAGAAATAGAAAAAACAATTAAAGATTATAGTGAAAAGACTGGAAAATCTATAAAAGATTTTTCTGCAAGTTCATTAGGTGTTTTTTCACAACAAATATTAAACAGAGTTGTTACAAAAATACAATATAATGATTTTGAAGCTTGGCAATATGTTTCTAAAGATATGCCTTTAGAAGATTCAACTGTATTTTATACAGTAGTAATTGGTGAGGAAGGTTCTCCTGCAACAGCTAGAGTTGCTGAAGGCGGAGAATTTAAAACAATTAATTTAGAATCAACAGAAGATTTCGTTAAAACTTCAAAAGGTAAAGTTGGAGTTATGGTTGCTTATTCACAAGAAGCTTTGGACAGAAATGGTTTAGCATTAATAAATACTTTATTGTCTGCTGCAATAAATGATATGAAAAGATACAAATCATTAGAAGCAATTAGACTTTTAGAAGCTCATGCAACTACAGCATTAGACGCTTTATCTTCAACTCCAAAAATGAAACCATCTGGAAGAAGTTTTCAAAATCCAATTCAACAAAATGGTACATTATTACTTGGAGATTTAGAAAAATTCTTATATCAAGCACAAAATTCTCATTTTAATATAGATGTAATTTTCTTGCACCCATTAGCTTGGAATGTAATTTACAAAGAACCAAATATTAGAGAATATTTAAAAGAAACTGCAAATATAAGATTTATGATACCAGCAAAGATGGAAACAATTTATCAAAATGCTGTTACAAAATGGAATCATAATGTTGGAAAAGCTGTTTATAAAACAGAAAAAATGGAAGTTCCACAAATTATAAAAAACAAAAATTTAAATATAATTGTAACTCCATTAGTTTCTTATTTTACAAAAGGTTCAACAGTTTATTCTCCAGCTACTAGATTTACAACTGCACCTGTTGCTCAATATACATCAGTTTCTGAAAATTGTACTGATATTCTATTATGTGATTCTTCAAGATCATTAAGTTATGTTCATGATGGAAAAGGAATAACTGTTGATAGAATAGAAGATAAATTAGTTGACGTTACAAAAATAAAATTAAAGGAAAGATATGGATTTGTTTTAGATAAAAATCACGGTGTATTTGCTTTTAGAAATATTACTGTAACTGACGATGTTTACGATCCAAATGCAAATCAACCAATTATTACTTTAAAGAGAAATGAAGTTTTTAACTAATAAATAAATTGAATAGGCAGGTAATTTCTCCTGCCTATTTCAAAATTGGAGGAATAAATGAAAGTTATTAAATTATATGGAGTTCATTATTTATCACAAAACGGAATTTTACTTAATTCTGAAAATAATTTTGTTGAAGCAACAGAAGAAAATATTTTAAAACTTCATAAATTTATTGAAAATAAATATGTAAAAGTTGTTGAACTTGATGAAAATGGAAAAGAAATCGTTGAAGAAAAAAACGAAGATGAAGTTATCAATGAACAACTAAAAGAATTATTTGAAGAAAAAAATAACAAAATTGAAGAAACAGAAAAAACTGAAGATACAGAAGAAAAACAACCTATCGAAGAAGAAAAAGTTGAAAAAAAATCTAAAAAAACTTCTAAAAAATAGGTGATTCTATGAATAACAAAGTTCAATGGAATAAAAAAAAACTTATATATAAATTAGATGAAAATGAAAATCCTTTAATAACAAATTTTTTTTTATTTTATAAAAATGGAAAAATTGTAACTAGTAAATTTCTTATTAAAATAATTGATGAAAAAGAAGTTGAAATTGAAGGTAATTTTTCTGAAAATTATACTTTGAAAGTTAATAATATAAATTATCTTTTTAATGAAGATTTGGATAAAAATGAAAATGATGAAAATAATAATTCCGCTGGCGGAGAAAACAAAATTAAAGAAATAGAATTCGAAGAAGAATTTTATGAAGTTGATAAGAAATATAGAATTATGTTAAATGATGACATTATTTTAATTGAAAATTTAGAAGAAACTATAAATTTAAATATAAATAATAATGGAATAAAAATAAATAAAGAAATAAAACCATTTTCAATCATCGTAGAACAATATACTAATGAAATTTATCCAGATTTTCCTTATAAGAAAACAAAAATAAACATTGAAAAAAAACATGAAATAAGAAGAAAAACTAATGTTATTTATAAAATAAAAATAGGTAATACTCATTATATAATTAAAGAAATACCTAGATTCTATTGGAGTAATATAAAAGATTTAAAAGAATTTCTAAAAGATACAAGTTTAGAATTTTCTAACAAAACAGATGAACAATTTAAAAAATTAATTCAAGAAAAATCTGTTTATTTAAAAAGAAGATTTGGTTTAAATAAAAGTAGTATAGAAGACATAGAGTATTTTCCATTATATAAAAAACTAGTAAATTTATATTGCTTATATGACATAATATCTTTAAGTTTTATAAATGGAGTTAATAGCGATTTAAATAATGGTTCTATTAATAGTGCTGGAAGTAATTTGAAATTAGGTAATTTTTCTACTGGTGTTGATGGTGGAGCAAATGGTTCTGTTTTATCTACTCAATTAGTTAAAAATATGATAGATGTAACTGAAAAAGATTTATATGCTTCTTTATATAAAAAACACGGAATAGCATATAGAAAAAATTTAGAACAAAGAGGTGGTGTTTTCTGTGCAGAACAAATATTCTTTAAAATTTAAAGAGGCATCTCTTACTGGAAGCAAGGTTCTTATATTGAAGGGAACTACAAAATGTGATTGTTATGATGAGAATAGATTAATAGACTCTGAACCAAAGCCAGATTGTCCTAAATGCTTTGGGACTGGATTACAAAGACAAGCTATTTTGTCTTCAAAAATAAGAAATGAAATCAATAATGCTTATAATCAACAATTTGAAACAACTGATAAAAATACAACTATTAATGAAAAAAGAAAATTTTATTTTCCATTATTTTATTCTGAAATAACTACTGAAGATTATTTATGTTTATTGGATACTGATGAAAAAACTATAATATCTGTTTATAAAGTTATAAATAAAGAACAATTCAGAGATCATGATTTTATTTTTTACGAAATAGTTGGTAAAAAAATTAATTTTATTAAAAAATTTAAATTAGAAGATTTTGAAGAATTAAAAAATTTACATGATGATGGTTTGGATTTAGAGGGATAAAAAATGAAGATAGATGCTAATAAAAAAGAAAATTTAAAAAAAATGGTTGAACGGTACAAAAATACATTTTCATTTAATAGACCAGATATATTAATTGATCTAATTGATGAGATACAAACATTATTTGAATTTTCCTTTACTATTGAAAATTATCCAATGCCTAAAATTATTTTAGGAGATGATATAAAGCCAAATGATACAACACAATCATTAGATAAAGATAATGGGCAAATCTTTATAAGACTTAATAGAAGAAGTTATCATACTCAATTAGAGAGTGATAATAAAAGAATGTTCCAATCAGAAAATGTTATTTTGGCTTCTAGTCCTAAGTTTAGCAAAACTATAAGAATAGAAGAAAGAGATAATAAAAAAACAGAAATACCAATAAGAGAGGAAATGTTTTTCTCTGATAACGAATTTATATTTACTTTAAAAACAAAAACATTAAAACAACAATTTAAAATTTTAAATATTTTAGAAAGAACATTAAATATTTATTCTAAAAAAATAACTTCAAATTTTGTAGTAATATCTGGCATTTCTAATATAAAAAGTATTCCTAAAAAAGATAAGGATGATTTAGAAACATTAGAAATATATTATCAATTTAGGTTAAAAGAAGTTTCTTCATACAATGAATATTATTTATTAGAAGCATTTAGAATAGCTTTTAACGATACTGAAAATGATAATGAAAATTCAATATACTCAGATGTTACAGACGAAATTTTAAATAATAAAAGAAAAAAAGCTAAATTTCTAAGCATTGACAAAGATGTCTTTTCATTGACTAGTTTTGAAGCTGATTAATATAAATAATTTTAGACTCATAGGGGGTAAAAAAATTAATGGCTAAAAATAATAAAAAAAATACTATGCTTCCTGGTTTTTATGTAAATATAGAAGATACTAACCAATCAAAACCAGCTGAAGTAAAGCTAAAAGATGTATATACAATTTTTGGTATTCTTCCAGAAAAAATGAAAACAAGAGATGAAGATGGAGAAATTGAAGAAGTATTTATAGAACCAAATGAACCTATAATGTTATCTTCCGCTCAAGAAGCTATTGAAACTCTTGAAAACAACTCTTTAGTTTTAACTAGAGAAATAAAAAATATAATAAGATTAATACCTGATGGTTCAAATATTGCTGTTGTTAGAATAGTTAAAAGAAACGGAGATGAACCAGATCCTAATTCATTAACTGATATGTACGAAGCTCTTGATTTTGCTTTTGAAAATTTGGAAAACTTCCAAACAAGAGAAATAATTTTAGCTGGAATTTCATTAGATAACGCTGTTGCTTTGGATCCAAATAAAGTTCAAGTAAAAGAAATTAAAAATTCTTTTGAAGAGTTTGATAAAGTTATAAAAGGAGTATTTCCTTATAACACAACTGCTGGTATTACAGTTGATAAAAAATTTGATTTAGAAATAAAAGGAACAAAAAGTGCAAATTCAGCTGGTGAAACTGATGATGGAGTTCATGACACATTTGAAGTTAAAATTAATGGAGAAACAGCAAAAGTTATCACAGAAGACGGTTCAAAAGATTTTAAATTTAATGCTGAATTAACTTATACTGGTGTAACAGGTTCTAAAACATACACAATCAATTCACAATCAGAAGAGTTAAAAGATTACATAGAATTAAAAGTTGAATCTGGAAAACTTATTGCAGAAATCAAAAAAGATATGATGCTTAAACTTGACGATGAAACAATAGTTAGATTAAAAGATGGTAAATTTAATGTTAAATCTGATGAAAGAACTAAAACTGAAGTAATAAGTGAATATAACATTGTAAAATTATCAGATGATGCTTCTATTTTAAGAAGAACATTAATTCATAATTTAAAAATAACTACAACTCAAAATCCTTGTTATACTTTTTTATCTCCTATTCCACCAAAATCTTTGTCTAAAAAAGATATAGAAGCTTACGTTGAAAGATGTCAAACATTAAAAGAAAAAATCAGAGAACAATCTACTATCACTGACAATAAAGGTAAGAGAATAGATTTAGGTAAATTTTTAAGTGTTCCTGTTGGAGTAAACCAATACGATGGACTTGGAGGATTAAGCGGATTTCCTCAAGCAAAAATAGCTACTATAAATAACGATAAAGTAATTACAAAAAAAGCTACAACTTCATTTGCTATTGGAGATAAAGTTGAAGTTTATACTCATAATAAATTAGATGTATTAATTCATTCTACAACTGTTAAAAAAGTTGTAATTAATGATACAAATTCAGTAGAAATAACATTGAATGAATCTGTTCCTTCTGAAATTTCAACTGGATTAAATCCTAAATATATAATGAACATAAACAATAAAGATTTTAATGGAAACTATTTAGCTAGACAATATTCAAATATTTGTAGAGAAGCAGGAGTAGATAGATCGCCTGCTGGGCTAATATTCCCTGGTGAATGCCAATTAAAATTCTCTGATAAACAATTACAACTTCTTGACAGTTTAAAATTCTGCGTTTTACAACAAGAACAAGCTCAATCTGTTGGTTCTATTTCTAGATCACAATTAATGACTAGTTATGACAATGTATTCCAAAAAATAGATACATTAAATGTTGTTTATAAGCTTATACAAGATTCTAAAGATATTTTATTGCCTTATAAAGGTAAAAGAATAAATGAAGGAACTGAATTAGCATTAATAAAAACAGAATTGGAAGATACAGTATTTAAACCAGCTGTTAATGAATTTATAATGCCTAATTATAATGTTAATTTAATACTAGGAAGATTAACTCAACCAAATGGAGTAAAAGAAAGAACTATGTTTATGGATTTTTCAATTACAGAAATAGAAACTTTACAAAACATCAGAATGAATGTAAAAGTATTATAGTAAATTTATTTAGGAGCTGTAAAAATATACAGCTCCTATAATGGATTAAGAGGTGAATATGTCAAAAAATAATAATGAATTTTATTCAGCGACTATTAGTGGTGCTGAATTTGAATGTAAATTTGCATTTCCTAAAATATACTTTACTAAAAATCCAGCTGATAAATACGCTAAAATTTATTATGATATAGGATTTTTAGAAGATATAGGTTGGAGCACAAGTAATAGTGCAACTCCTAAATTTAATTTAACAGCAATAGATGCTATAGATATATACGCTGGTATGGAAATCACAGAAGGGCAAATGACTTTTAAAGTATTCCATCATGATTCTTTTGAAAAGTTAAAAGAAGTTATACTTGAAGGAATAAATCATGGAAAAGATAAAATGAAATTTCCAGAAATTTATGACAGTCCTTTTCTATCATTAGATTTAGAATGGGAAAAGTGGGAATTTCATAATGATCATACTAAAATAAATTGGGGACAAATGCCTTTATTTGACATTATATTAATTGCAAAAAACAAAAATGAAAATAATGAAATAGAAGTTAGAAAAAAAGTATTAGAAGGTGTAGCATTAAGTGGACAAGGAAGTTCTGTTGCTATTAATTCTACTGAAATTTCTGCTTTTGCATCATTTATGTCTATAGGTAAAATAACAGACTGGGAAAAATATGAAGGGAATGATTAATAATGTCACAAAAAGATTATATGTTACTTGGAAAAATCCTTTGTAAAGGTTCTGGTTTGAGAGTTTTTTTAGAAATCCCATTAACAAAAAAAGATAGTAATGGTATTAAAAAAACAAAAAAATTTAGATATGAAATTGGAAATTTACAACAAATACTAGCTGAAACAAATAGACAAACATCACAAGTTAGAGTAGCTGGAAGAAAAAATCCAGTAGGAAATTCTAGTGGTTTAAGAAACACATATGGAACAATTGTTTTTACTCAATTAGATCAAGGAATGATATTTTCTATGTTTAAGGATATAAGAGAATATAATAGTAAAATTAAACAATTTAAAGTAGCTGATTTAGATGGATTTGGTTTAGAAGATTTTACTATTTTAGAAGAAGATCAAGAATTAATTGGTGGACCAATTGAAAATTTAACAACAGATTTGTTTGAAACTGATTATATAGATTTGCAAGATTTACCACCAGTAGATATAGTTGTTTATGGAACAGCAGACAATATAACTGATGGAGTTTACGAACCCAATAAAACTTATATGTTTAGATGCAATAAAGTTACATTTTTATCAGAAACTTTTGGCATATCTGCTGGAAGTCCTATGCATGATGTTGCAACTAAAGTTCAAATACTTGGTTCTATTGAACCTTGGAGAGAGGTGAAAATAAACTAATGCCTTTGAATAAAGATAATTTTCATAATTATAAAAATAAATCTAAAGAATTTGATACATTTAATGGTACAGAATTAAAGTTTTTTATGAAAGTACCTACAAAATATAACGAATACAATCAAGTGATTAAGTTTGAATTAGTTGAACTTGGACAAGCTTCTTCTTTTTCTTATATAGAACAATATGCAATAGAACCAGTGCCAGTTATTGGATTAAGTGGAGCTGGTGGAATAGCGAGAGGTTCTAGAATAATTAGAGGTTCATTAGTTTTTGAAGTTTTAAAAGAAGGATTTGTAAATGAAGTTAAATCTGTTCTTAGAAAAGCTGGAATTAAACAAGTAGAAGTAAATTACGATGCTAATGGAAAAGATTATACTCCTAAATATTCTTTAGCTGATATAGAATCAGTTAATGATTTTCCAAACTTTGACATAATAATGTTAGGAGTAAAAGACAACAATCCAAATAAAAAAATCCAAAAACAAATACAAGGATTAAGATTTTCTCAAGGGCAATCTGGAATAGGTGTCAATCAACTATCTGTAAGAGAACAATATGCTTTTTTAGCTAAAAGTATAGAAGATTTAAATATGGTAGATGGTGCAACTGAAACAGATATTGGCGATGAAGAATATTATTCTTGGGATGGAGGTGTTAATCCTTAATGACTCAACAATCAGTAGAAATAAAAAAACAAATATATAATTATGCTGTTGGAACTGGTAAAGATTGCAAATTATTCTTAACAATAGTTATGGAAGAAAAAGGAAAAAGAAAATACTATCAAATACCTTTAACAACAATAGTTAGTCTACAAGTTTTCACTTCAACTGAAAAAGAACCTAGATATACTTTTGGAGATCCAGACCCAAGAGGTTTAACTCATGGATTTAAAAGAATATCTGGGCATATAACTGCTGTTGTATTTAATGAGTCTATTGGAGAAAGAGTAAGAAAAGAACTTAAAAATTATTCACCAATAGAAGGCTCTAAATTAAATTTAGATACAGACGGAATTATAGAACTTAGTGAACTTGACAGATTAAAACATTTGGATGAATTACCACCTTGTCAAATAAAATTATTTATAACACATCCAATTAGTAAATTGGTATATAGTAAATCAATTGTTGGAGTTAAATTTACTTCATCTGGGTATTCAATTGGTGGTTCTGCAACAATGGGAGAACAATATAGTTTTGTAGCTGTAGCTGTCACTCCTATAAAATTAGAAAAAGTAAGCAACGAAAGTGAATTAAATCCAGGTAGCACTATTTAATAACAACTATATCGTTGGATAAAATGCTCTCTGAAATGGGAGCTTTATTTTTTTTAGGGGGAATATGGATTTTGTAGTAACAAAAAATAGTTTAGTAGATTTAAATGTATTTTTTTATAAAAAAGGAATGACTAATATTCACAGACCAATGTTATCTATGTTAAAAATAGATAGTTCAAGACAAACAGAACCATTCTTTCATATAGGTTTTAAACATAATATGGGGTATTCAAGTTCAAATCAAATAATTTCTGGAGTGATGGTTTTTGAAGTGTTAGAAGGGTATCCTTTACAATCAATTTTATTTATTAATAATGATAATCCAAATAAACCATATAAGCAAACATTAGAAGAACTTGATAGTTTAGATTTTTATTGTGTACAAAAAAGAAATGAAGATCCATATGGTGATTTTGTACTTAAAAATGTAAAATTTGTAAATACACAATATAATCAAAGTACAACAGATTTTTCAAGAAGATTAGTTGCAACATTTGTAGCTGAATCAAAAGAAAATTTTAGAATTCCGTTTTTCTTCAATTATTTCAAAAGCGATATTTATTCTTCACATATAATCAGAGATAAAAAAGAAATAGATGAAATTAAAAAAGATTTAAATAATACTTGGGATAGATTACCAAAAGACATAAAAGAAGATTGTATTTATGCTTTGGGATTAGAATTAACAGGTGACGATTTAGAAACAATAAAAGAAGCTATACAAAAAACTTGGGAAAAAATTTATATTAATAAAATAATTGGAAATACAACTTTAAAAAAAGATTCTCCATTATATAGAATGAAAGAATTTATAAGAGTTTATTACAATTATGCAAATCAATTAAATTATTATTTAGCAAAAGCTAGAGGAGATTTAGATTTTTTGAATTTTATAAATTTAGAAAATAGAACTGATATAACTAATTCTTACAAAGAAAACTTATTATTCAAAAATAATAATCTAGATGAAAGAATGAAATATAAAAAAGAAAATAAAAAAGAAACAAAACAAAAAATAGTTATAAATAAAATAAAAAAATAGGGGTGTTAAAATGGAAATAGTAGAAACAAAATTTAAATTTGGACCTTTAAGTTTAAAAAGATTGGAAAAAGTTCATCCAAATTTAGTTAAATTTGTAACTGAGCTATTAAATATCTCTCCTTATGATATTGTAATAACTGAAGGATTAAGAACTCTTGAAACACAAATGGAATATTATTCTTATGGTAGAACTAAATTTATTAATAAATGGGGACAAAAAACAGGAATAATAACAAAATGTGATGGTATAAAATTAAAATCTCAACATCAAATGCACAATGATGGATATTCACATGCTATTGATTTTGCATTTGCTGGAAGCACTAAAGGCAGATTAGATTTTAGTGCTAAAAAATATTATGAAATTAGAAAAATCGCTGAACCATTAATGCAAAAATATAATATAGAATGGGGAGGAGATTGGAAAACTTTTAAAGACATGCCTCATTGGCAATTAAAGAGAGTGTAATTTATGACTTTAGATCAAGGCTTTACAGATGAATTTATAGAACAATTTTCCAATCAAGGTTTTTATGCTGCACCAAATAGAACAAAAATAAATATATTTTTAGATGGACAACAATGGCTTGTTGGAAATGCAATAGTAGCAAACATAGAACAAACAAACGAAAAAATACCTGTATATTCTTACAATTCACCTAATTATTCAAAATATTTAAACGGAAGAGAAATAGTAACTGGAACAATTGGACTTAGAAAAATAACAGTAGCTCAATTTATAAAAATGATTGCTGTTGATAAAAAAAATAGAGATTTAGAAAAAGAAATTTCAGAATTGTCAAAAGAAATAAAAGAACTTGAAAAAATAGTTGATAAAAATGGAAAAAAAATAGAACCAGACGGAATAAAGAAAATGATTTTATCAAAACAATCAACTATAAAAAGATATGATGAAATAGTTAAAAAGTCTACTGGAAGTAATGCTGTTCAGTATCAAATGGAAAATTATCTTAATGGAGATAAAGATATATTTCCAGATGATGATTTGCTTTATTATTTGGATAATAAAACAGATGGTGATAATAGATTAAAAATAGTAATTAATTTTGAAGGTTCTGGTTCAGATATATGTCCATTTATAGCATTAAAAGATGTATTGTTTATTAAAAAACAAACTGAAATTAATGTTGGTAGAGGAGATATTATTGAATTTTATACTTTTATAGGAAATCCAAGTTATAACAAAGGAGTGAAAAATGTCTAAAAAAGAAGAATTAAAAAACAAAAATGCAAAAGAAAAAGTAATCAAAGCTGAAAAAATAACAGATTCTAAAATTAAACTAAAAGATTAAGGAGCTTAAATGAAAACTAATACAGAAATACTAGATGATTTAAAAAAAGAATTAGAAGAAAATAAAAAAGAAATTAACGAAAATCTTCAAGAAAATGAAATTAAAAATAACAACTTTAAAAAGAAAAAGAAAAAAAAGAAATTCAAAAATAAAAGTATCGAAAATAAAGAAAACAAAGAAGACTCTGATGATATTTTAAGAATAAAAAAAGAAGCTGAAGAAAATTTTTATTTATCAACAGATTTTTTATCATTTAAAGAAGATTTTTTAAAAGATGAAAAGAAAAGAGATTTTTTAACAAATGCACTTACTGTTTATAGATCAAAAGGTTTTACAGATATAGATAATGATAAATATCTTGAACTAAAAATGAAGAATCCATCTTTAGTTGCATTTGTAATGGAAGCTTCTTTTGATGAAATTCAAACTGGTATTACTGGACATGTTTATTTTATTAAACCTTTATATCAAGATGAATATAGAGAGTTTAAAGCAAATTATGGAGATGAACAAAATTTTCCAAATGAATTCCTTGATTTCACTTTAAAAAAATGTATTCTTTATCCAGAAATAACAAATGAAGAAATTAAAAGATTGCCTGCTGGAAGAGCTATAGCAATGTGTCATACTGTAAAAGTTATGAGTGACTTAACTAAAAAGTTTCAAATAATTGAGGTATAAAATGAAAATTTATATTGAATGTAAAGGTATAGAAAGAATTGTAGAATTAGTTGATTTAAAAATATTAGATTTTGTAAAAAATGAAGATTTTTATTTTAAAAATAAAAAAAGTTTTTTAGAGAAATATACTGACTTAAACAAAGAAGAAAGAGAAATTTTATATAAAAATGAAGATTTTTTAAAAGAATTAATTAATTTTTTTATTTTAAATAATAATCTTGAAAACAAATATTTGTTGGAAAAAACAATTAATGAATTTTCAGTTTTAAACAATACTTTTCTTGGATTCTTTTTTTATAACTTACTAAAAAAAGGTTATACTTTTAATGAATTAAGTGAAAAAACAAATAAGGATTTACTTATGTTATTCTTACTTGAATCCAGTATGAAGGGATTAGAATTTGATAAAAGAGATATTTTTGAAACTTTTAAAAAAGCACTAAATGAAAATTATGGAGAAGAATTAACAAAGAAATTTTTAAGTATAACTAAACCTGTAGTTGAAGGAAATCTATATACTAAAACAGAAGAAGAAATATTCAATGATAATTTAAACGAACTTAGAAGTCTTTAAAAGAGGTTGAAAATTAATGCAGTTAAATGAATTAAAAGTTAAAAAGTTATTTAATGAAAACTATATATTGTTAGAAGATTTTAAATATCAAGTAAATAGAATGTGTATAACAGTACCTAAAGGATTTGTTACTGATTTTGCTTCGATACCAAAAATGTTACATTTGGTAATTCCTAAACACGGAAAATATGATATTGCAGCAGTTGTGCATGATTTTTTATACAGTGAATTAAATGTAACTGGTATTAATAGAAAATTAGCTGATAAAATCTTTGAACACATAATGATGGAAAGTGGAGTTAATTGTTATTTAAGAAAAATTATGTATTTAGGAGTTAGAAAATTCGGAAGACCATTTTTTAAATATTTAAAAATAAATGGTTTAAAATCTTTTGACGATGAATATTTAATAAATCATTCAAAAGAAGCTAAAGAGTATTATGATTTTTATAAACAAACATTAGGATTTTAATGGAGTAAAAAAATGAATGATGAATTAGTAACAGAATTAAAAGAAGAACAAAAAAATAATTTTGAAGCTATTCCTGTAAGATCAGAAAGTTTGCTGTGGAAAACTGCTAAGCTAGGAGTTTTTTATGCTTTGACAGGAATAGCATTAAAAAAAACAAAATTAACAAAAGATTATTCAGATTTAATGGCTTTTGGTGCTGTTGCTAGTGCTACATTATTAAACACAAATGAACAAGAAAAGTATTCAGATGATTTTGTTGCATTAGGTTCTTTATTGGCCATTACATCTGGTTATAAAGGATTTAAAAATTTATTATCAGATAAGGATTTTTATGATAAAACATATAATTTTTTAGATAAAGCTGATGATGTAACAAAAAAAATGAAAATTTTTATTCCAGAAGTTTGGAATAGAACAACTGATAGTTTATTTAATGGAACTATTAGTAAAGGAATGGAAAAAGTTAAAAATTTTAAAACTGAGAATCCAGAATCTGGTTCTTTTTCTACGATAGTACATGGTGCTTTTAGTTTTGCTAAATCATTTCAAGAATCACTTTTTGAAACATTCTCTTCTGGATTTTCTCAAATAGCTGAAAAAAAATGGGCAATATTTGATGATGTTATAGAAAATAGTAATTTTGGAAAATTTAAAAAATTATCAGAAGAAAATCCAGAATTAGCTGTTTATTTAAAAACATTAAAAAAAGACCCATTAAATGATTTAGACATAAGCACTGAAAGTGGTTTGACTTTTACTGATAATTTATTAAATAATAAATTTTTAAAACAATTTACTAAAGACTTTATTGGATTTGATACAAAAGAAGTTTTAGAAAATGAAGAATTACTAAAAGAAGCTCAAAAACAAATAAAAGAATTTCAAAGATATAATAAAATAAATAATCAAAGTTTTTTTAAAGATTTTCTTGGTGAATATACCATATATGAAAATGGAAAAAAAACAGCTAATATAGGAAAGATATTAAATGATGGAAATAATTATATTTCTTCATATAACACATTGTTAGATGGATTTTATTTAGAAAATCCAAATATAGATAAAAATGCTGATGATTTAGGAGAAAGATTTCTTAAATGGGCAGAGAATTCTTTTTATTCTGGAGACAGTAGTGATAAAAAAGAAGATTTAAGAAAAGTCATAAATTCATTTTATGATCAAGATGATTCTATTAAAATAGCTGATTTAGAAAAATATGTTGGAAAAGAATTTACTTTAGATAAAACAAAAGATTTAATTCAAGAAGAAAATAAATTAAATGACATTGGAATTATGGATTATATAATAAATTCTAATAGTTCTAAAAATAAATTATTTAATGTAGAAATCAATAAAGTATTAAACGAAGACACTAATCAATATGGTGAAGTTTATAAAATTACTGGAATAAATAATTTTGAAGCTTTAAAAAATTTTAAATTAACAGATGTTGTTAAATATGAAGATGGAGAACTTGTTGATAAAACAATAGGAGATTCATCATTATTAACTTATAGAATTGGTGGTATAGTTGAAAATTTCATTTCTGCTCATTATAAAGTTAATAATTTACTTTCAAAAGCAACTTTAAAAACTTGGAATCCAATGTCTTTGATAGATAGTGAAAGAAGAAGGAAACAATATATAGCTAATAATATACAAAAAATGTCAATTAGCAGAGAAGAAGGCAGTGAATTATCTAACTTTATAATTAACGGTGTTAAGTTCGGTACATATGATTTTGAATATATAAAAGATAAAAAAGATTTACCTAATGAAGTTATTAGACACACTGGAAATATATTAAAAAATAAATATAAAGAATTAGATGTTAATTATATGAATCCAGAAAAAGGAAAATCTTTTCATGTGTATGATAAAGTTATTGATTTAATAGAAAATGGGTTTACTGAAATTCCTGGTAAAATAATAGAATTTAATTCAAATGAAAGAGCAACACTTAACTCTGAATTAACTAATGCTTTAAAAATAGCTTCTGCTAGTTATTTAGATAAACTTGGTTCAAAAGAAGCAAAAGGATTCTCTGAATATAGTGCTAGTGAAATATTTGAAAAAATGTCTAGCAATAATAATATTAAAAGAAAAGTTGAAGATGTTTTTTTAAACAGAAAACAATTCTTTTATACTTCAAGTTTAAAAGATGATAATTATAAACAGTATTACTTAAAAAAAGTAGTAGATGTAGCTACTGAAGAAATAAGTATGAATAAAGAATATAAAAAAAGAGCAAACCCTAATTTATCTTTTAGAAAATCAATTAGAGAAAATATACGTGAATTTGCAAATAGTGATTGGAATCCTCTACCAATTAGATATGATAAAAAAAATAATGCATATAAATTTATTTCTGCTTATGACGGAAGTTATAAAGAAGACGAAACTTTATTGCATGGGTTAGTAGAAAAAGTTGGTAGAGGTAAAATAACAGTTAATCAAAAATTTTCTAATAATATAAATTTAAAAGATATTATTGGTTCAAATAAAGCATTAGAAGAACAAGCAAGTATTTTTATGAAGGATATTATTGATGCAAACATTAACAATGAATATATAGCTTCTTCATTTATTGAACCATTTAAAAAAATACTAAATAAAAATGATCAATCTAATGAATTATTTTTCTCATTACAAAAAGTAGTTCAAAATAAATTTAATGAAGATAAATTAGATCAAAATTATGCTCAAATGTTATTTGGTAACTTAAATAAAATTTATCAATCAAACTTATCTTTAAATGAAAAAATTAGTTTTCTAAAAAATAATATAAATGGATTAGATAAAAGTTTAATTTCAAGCTTTCAAGCTATTGTAAATACTTCGGCTTCAAAAAGTGTTTTTAAGGAAATATTAAATAATACAAATGCTGATGGTAATATAGATTTTTCAAATAAAACATTTAAAGAAATTGGTAAAAAATTAAATTTATTTAATGATAATGACGATGTTAATATCATTAAACAATTTGGAATTAATTTTTTATCAAATGCAAAAAAAGAATTAGCTAATGAACTTATAAATAATATAAATAGCAAAACAGCAAATAAATTATTTCAAAACTGGGAAGATTACGTTAATAAAAATACTCAAGCATTTATCGAGGCTTATGGTGGAGATAATGAAGCATTTTTAAAAGATAAAAATAATATTCTTAGAGGTAAAAATTTTATTTTAGATTATTTAGATGCAAGAAAGCAATCAGTTAGAGATACATACAATTTCAATCAAAATAATGATATTAAAGAATTTGTTTATAATGAAATTGTAGATACTTTAAATAATAACGATATTACAAATAAAGTAACTAATAATTATAAAAATTTTAGTGAAATCAATCTTGCTAATAGATTATATAAAGTTGCAAAAAAACATTCAGAAGTAATAGATAGCATATATGAAAATAGTGATGATAATTTTAAAATAGGTTTATCCTCAAAAGATATATTGAAAAAATATGATTTTTTTGATAATATGTCAAAGAAAATGGGATATATTTTTGAAAATGATAGTAAAAAATTAAATATTGCAAAAAAATTAGCAGAAGATTCGAAAGATATAATTCCTGTTAATACATTTAATGATTTGTCTTTGGAAAAGAAAGTAGAAATATTTAGACAAACTTTTTATGATGTAAATAAAAAGCAAACATCTTCTATTATTTTAAGAAATGGAATTGAATTAGATAAAGGAATATCTGGAATGTTTGAAAGTCTAAAAGAATTCTTTTTCAGTGATACCGAAGAAAAACAAATAAAAAGAGCTAAAAATATAAGAAATATAACTTATATAAGAGAAAACATAGCTAAAGGTAAAGTCATACTTAGTAAATCAAGTTATGGAATTGTTGAAACAGATACTAATATAAATAATTTTTTTAGAGGCATTTTTAGTTCGTTAGAAGACTCATTTGAACAATTAGGATTTGAGAGATTTAGTAATGGATTAAATAGAGAAATTCATTGGACCAAGAGAACAAAAGATATCTTATTAAAAAGATTTGGAGTTATGTCTGGTTTCGTTTTAGGTGGATTAGCTATTAATTCATTTACTGATGCTTTGTTACCAGATCAAATACCATTAATAGGTAAAGGACCAATTGCTACTGGTGCAATGTTATATTCAACAGCTAGAGTTGGATTGCAATATGCTTTTAATTATACTGGAATATCATCAATAGGTAGATGGGTTGATAATGTTAGTAATGGAATGCTTAGTGTTTTTCCTTTTATTCCAGATATAACAACAGATGCTGAAGAAATGAAAGATCAATTTTTTAACGGAAAAGCAATAAGAGTTAATAAAAATAGATTTTGGTTTACTGCTGGTAGACAATCTATTGAAGGTGAAGAATTTGATCAATATAGACCACATGTACTTTATACATTAATGAACCCTACAACTGGAGTAAGAGCAATGGATAATGGTTATCTTGGAAAATGGCAAAAATTCTTTAGAAAAGATTTCCTTCCAACTAAATATCCTTGGTATTTAATAGATCCTTATAGAGAAGAAAGAATTGCTTATAAAAAATATGGTGCTTTATATCCAGTCACTGAACAATTATTTAAAGATATACCAATCGTTGGAGATTTTATGTCTGCTACAATTGGACAATTAATTAAACCAACACAATATATAAATGAAGAAGAATGGTTATATAAAGATAATTATATAAAAAATCCTTCTTATGATTCTAATGATGAATTTTCTCCAAAATATTTAGAGTTTTCAAAAACAGAAGGAATAAATGGTATTATTCCATCATTATTTGGTGCAATAGAAGATGTAAAAACTTTTGCTGGATTAAAAGGTTATGCTTTAGGAAAAGCTACAGAATTTTTATTTGGAAAAACAAATCCTTACGAAAAAAAAATCACACTAGCTAGTATTAGTGACGATATAAGTTATGCTTCTGAATATAATAAGTATAATATTGGAGGAGCATTTGATTTAACAGAACCTATTCGTAGATTTATAGATGAACATAACTCATTAGGAACTACAATTATAAATCCATTAAAACAAAAATTACCTTATTGGATGCCAAATTACTTTAAACAAGGTAGAAATCCAATGATGACATATAATTTTGGTACTTATATAGGCCCAACTGATGATTTTAATAATACTATTAATCATATAAATGGAAATGAAAATTTAAATAGATTTAGAATTTTATCAATGATTGCACCTAAATCTAAAGAATTTGAAGAAATGAAAACAAGAGTTCTTAATAAAATTACAGATTTATCTGAAAAAGAGAAAGCACATTATTATGAATCTTTAAGTTATGCTTCTGAATATGGAACAAGAAAGTATGCTACTGAAAATGAAAGAGTAGGAAATACAAAAGATATATCTGTTACAATAAAAGAAAAATTATCTCCATATGAATTTATAGGTACTGATAATAAAAGATATAAATTAGATACTGTAACTGAAGATTTTAATAAATTATCTTCAAGATACGGTAGAACTAAAGCTACTAAATTAATGTCAGATTTAGATAAAACATTTTCTGTAGGAAAAACTTATAATTTTTCAATGGCTTTAAGTGCAAATTACGCTGGCGGAATTGATGATGAGGGAGATTTTTTTAGAGTAGATAGTAAATTAGTTTCAAATAGATTAGATTTAGACAATAGCCCATATAGAAATAAATATAAGATTAGTAATATTATATCTAGTAATTTAAGAAGAACATTTCAAAATGTAGCTTCTCCGATGGCTAGTGAAAAATTATTTGGTAGAAAAACTGTTTATGAAGAATGGGGAGTTGAAGCTGTTCAAACAAATTACTTTAGAGATTGGGATAGTCCGATTTCTTCATTCATTGCTCCATATTTTACAATTCCTTCAAATAGTGTTATTTCTGGTACAACATTTCAATTAGAAACAGAAAAAGCTTTTGAACAATCTAATTCAGATACTAATTATTTAAAAGGTTTAATTAGTTTAGGAAGATTAAATTATTTTAAAAATGCTATTACTGGTAATGTAACAACTTCTCTTGATTATAAGAGAGATACAGAAGTTCAAGATAAAGTAGAACAATTCAAACTACTTAATGGTAAAAAAAATATTTATCAATTAACAGGAAAAGAATATTTAGCTAATGTTAATAAAATGGTAAATGAACAAGATTCTAAATTTTTAAAAGATTTACTAAATGTAAAGAATAAAAAAGAAAGAGAATTAATTTTAAAAACTGGTAATGATAGATTAAAGACTGTTTTAAAAATGATTTGGAACAGACAACAACAAGCTATTAATGGAGAAACATTATACGAAAATTGGCAAATGGAAGCTCCAAAAACATTAGATACAAAAGGTGTAGAATATACAAGTAACCAAGAACAATTAAAAAATAAAATTAAATTTAGTTTAGGATATAAATATTCAAAGTTAGAAGCAAAAAGACAAGGAATATATAACGCTTATGTAGGTTCATCTTCTGATGAAGAAGCTAGGTACATAAGAAATAAAATGTTTGAACAATATGGAATTCAATCTCAAACTGTTAGTACAATTTATCCAAGTGGACAAATTTTTATGAATCAATTTTAAGGAGTTTTAGATAATGACAAAAAATTTAGCAAACCAAATAATAGATAACACAATAAATTCTACAGCTAATATAGATTTAACACTAAGCGATAATGGACAAATTGTTTATTATAATTTTGATAATACAGTAAATAATTTAGATATAATAAATGATATAAAGAAAACATATGTTTCTTTTCATGATAAAAAAAATATTTCAGATTATTACAATACTGCAAATGAATTAGTAGAAAAATATAAAAATACTGCGAGAAATACTTTTGAATATAATATTTATTCTTTACAAAGATTGATTACCAATCAAAATAAGTCATTATCTGAAAAAGAAAAAGATAAGATTAAAATAACTTTTAATTTGGGTTTTGCAAAACCAACTTATTCATTAAAATCTACTTCTTTATATAAAAATACTAATGGTTATATTATGTATATGAATAATATTGATGAAATGTCTAGTGTTGAAAGTGCTATAAATAAATTAAATTATTATAAAAATTTTAAAAAATTTGAGTTTACTGGTGCTGAATTACCAACTTGGACAGATTTTTATAATTCTGGTTTAACAAAAGATTTTAAAGATTTAACTGTTGAAGACACAGATAAAATAATTTCAAAACTAAAATTAAAAAAGGCTAATAATTTAGATAGTTTAAAAACTATAAAAAATGTTTCTGAATTAAATAACATTATAAGTAATCTAGAAAACCAAATAGAAAATAAGTTAGGTTATACTTTATCTTTTATTCCTAAAGAAAACGGAAGTTATGATATAGCTGAATCTACTGTTAGATATAATGTAAATACTGGAGAACCAATGATTGCTTCAGTTAAACCTATGTTTAGAAATGTATTTATCAGTAATGGACAAAATCCTATTAACATAGGAAATACAAATATATTTGGAAAAACAACTGGTGGAACTGATACTGTTTCTGGATATGATGCTAATACTACTTTTTCTGAATTAGCTAATATTATTAAAAATAGATATTTATTTAATGAAGAAAAGAAAAATAAAGCTTTAGAATTAACTAGTGCAAGTATTAAAAAAGGATATTTGGAAAATATTGAAACTTCTAAATCTAGAATAAATATTGCATTTTCAAATCAAAATTGGAATTTATATGATACTTATAGAGCAAATATTTCTAGTGCTTTTCAAATACAAGATTTTAGTTTAAATGCTACTCCAAATGCATTTAAACATGAAAACACAAAAATAGCTTTAAATTATAAAGAATTTAAAAGCATATTATTTAGAGATGATTTGAATTCTAGTGATTATAATTGGTTTAAAAAGAATGCTTCATCTTTATTTCAAAACGATAATTTTGAAGAAAATATGATGAATAGTGCATTTATTTTTGATATTGATAGAGACGGAAATTTACAAACATTTTCTATAATGAATAAAGATTCTAAACGTTATTCCAATTATGGTGTTCAAAAATATAAAATAGGTAATGGTTCAGATCCTGCTGGTTTTTATCAAGAATTTGTTCAAGATGAAAAAGACATGGGTAAAATAGAAGATTTATTCAAAAGAAGACAAATAAATGAAGTTACTATAAAAACTTCGGCGGCTGTTTCAAAAGTTAATAATCAAAGCTATATGAGTCCATTTGGTTATTATTCTATGAAAGAAATAGAAAATATTGGTGGTAAATTTAAAGATAAACCATATAATTTAAATACTTCTCTTGATTACTATAATGCATTAAGTAGTGAATTAAAATTAACAAAAATAAGAGATAGTATGGAAATTCAATATAATCCATTATATGGTGTTACAACTTTATTAAGAGAAAATATAAATGATTTAAATTTAAATACTAAAGATGGAAGATTTGTTGGTGGAGATTTCGCTACTTTTTTAAATGGAATAAAAAATATGTGGAATTTAGACCCTAATGATTTAACAAAAACAAAAGAGCAATTAAGTCTATTAAAAAATAGAGTAACTCATTTATCTGACTTAATAGTTAAAGATACTTTAAAAAATTTTATAGATAAAGAAGAGTTAGTTATGTATTCTGGTGTAAATTTTAATCCAGAAACAATAGATCCCAGAAAATATTTAAAAGATATAATATCTAATAAAAATTTATCAAAAACTCAAGTAGATTTAATAAAAGAACAGTTAAGTACAACTAATCAAAACTTAACTTTATTTTATATTGCAAATGGAGATAATTTTATTTTAGGAAATAGAGTTGGTAAACAAAGTTCTAATGCGGCTGGTAAAATAAATATGTTTTCAACTTTAGGAAATCCGTTATCTTTTTTAGATGTGGATTCTCAAAGAAAAGAACAAAGTATTGATGTTTTTGGTGGGTTTAGTAAAATAGGAGAAAAACCTATAAATAAAGTTTTTGGAGAGACAATTTCAAGTGCTCCTTTATTAAATTATCACAAAAATGAAATTATATATTCATCTAATGAACATGCTTATAAAAGAGCAGGTAAATTAATAGCTAATGATATTTCTAATATTAATGGAACAGCAATGGCTGATAAGATAAACAATAGAGGATTAGATAATTTTTCAAGTCAAACGTCATCTATTGTCAAAATAGCTCATGCAAATACTTTGTTATCTTATCAAGACTCAGATATGTTATTTGATACAGCAAAAGTTAAATTTAATATGAGTCCAGATAAAACAAGAACAATAACTTATAATGCTGACAAAATAAATTATAATAAAATTAAAAAACTTGATGGAGATTTTTATTCAAATAAAGAAGAATTCATTTCTGACTTTAGACTTTTAAATAATAAACAAAATATGTTTGATGAAACAACAATCGAAGGAAATATAATAAAACAAATATTCGGAGAAGATTATGAAAAAATAAAAGGTTTCCAAGATAACTCTTTTATGAAAAAATTAAATAAAATAAAAGATAATTTCCAAGAAAGAGGTAAAACTATTGGAAAAAACGATTACGAACAAACAGCTTTATTTATGTCTGATTTAAAAAAAGAATACACTTCTTATATTCAAGATAATTTTATAAATTTAACAAGAGGTAAAGGTAATATTGGAGATTCTAATATAATAGGTAAACAAGGATTAGTATCTAAAGGTAACTTTGCTTTTGTTGATGGTTTAGAAATGGATAAATTTGGAAATTTAACTATGAATGTAAAGCAAATAGTAACTGGTGGAGCTGGTACTAAAATGCACTTAGATTCAGTTAAAGGTACACAAAGTGGTTTTAATTCAGCATTAGGTATATTTAGTGGTAAATACTTAGATAATGATATAAATGTAATAATAGATGGTGTTGCTAACCCAAAAGGTGGTAAAGCAAAAAGAGGATTTTTTGGCTTTTATTATAATGCAATAATGAATACTATGGTTAATAATGCTATAAATACACCATTAGTAGATGAACCTCAAAACTTAACACCAGCAAAATTAAGAGATTTTAGATTTAAAAGACTCCAAGACGAAGTTTTGAATAAAAAAAGTATTTTTATTGGAACTAAAAATGGCGAAGATGTTTTTATTTCCCCATCTGAATTTTTTGGAATTAATTATGAATTTAATAGAAATAGTATTTCTGTTAAAAATAAATTTGTAGAAGAAGCTGAAGATTTATTTTTTAAACAGTTAGAAAATAGAGGACAAGAAAGAGATTTCTTCAACGTAGGTTTTGAAAAATTTGTGGTTGATAGATTTTATCAAAACACTAAAGAACTCGGAATAGAAACAGATGAAAGAGGCTTAAAAATATTTAATGAAAATATGCTTGATACTTTATATAATACACATACAGAATACATAAAAAAGAATATAAGTAAAGAAAACTATGGTTCATCTGTTGTAATATTGCCAAATATTAATGCTAAAATAAAAGGTTCTGTAATCAATGGAAATAATGCTGAAATGAGAACTTTATCAGATATAGCTGAAAATGAATATACTTTTTTATTAATGCACAATTTAAATGGTATGTCTGATAGTATTGCTCAAAAGTCAGAAGAGTCATTAAAAATAGGAAATACATTTTTAGGAATAGTTTCTCAACAAAATTTAAGACTTTTTGAAACTGCACTTATAAATAAATCTATAAAAGAAAATAATTTATTTTCTCAATATAAAGACATAACAAGTGATCTTAATGACAAAAGAGTATTAAATGAAGGCGGAATTTCACTTGATATATTAAGAGATTATCGTACATTTACTTTGGATATGAACGAAATAAATAAAAATTATTTGTTAGTAGATGATGGAACTAATATCTCTGAATTTGAAAAAGGTGAATATCTATTTTCTAATGTTTTAAAATTTAATAATTTTGGTAATGAAAAACCATTAATTGTTTATTCTAGTGAATATGATATAGATTATTTAGGAAGAGTAAAAGACATAGGTTCATCTTTATCTGATGAATCTGAAAAAACATTTGGTAAAATTTCTAATAATTTATTGGATTATCAATTGAAAAAATTACAACCAGAAGCTATTGATTATTTTAATAAGCATTTTTCTGAGTTCAATTTTAAATTAACAGATGAAGAATTAACTTCGATAAATAGAAATTTAATAAAAAATATAGAAGATGGAAACTCTAATATTTTTAGTCCAATATATAAAAGACTTAATTATTTATTATCAGATAAAATAGATGAAGAAGCTCAAAATATTTTATTTAAAATAAAAGGTGCAAAAAATAATGAAAAAACAAATTTAGAACAACAATATAGTTTTTTAAAAAGTTTAAAAAATAAAATAGATAATATAGATCTAAATGATTATGCAAATACTTTAGAAGGAAAAAATTCTGGTTTTTTACTACAAACAAGAGCTACTATATTAGATACTTTAAGATATAGTCAAAAACCTAGTAATTTAAAGATTTCTAAATATGACATAAATCAAATCAACCAAAACGAAATAAATGAAATTTATGGTAGAAATTCAAATATAATTTTAAAACATTTAACAGATAATAATTTTAATTTAAAAGATGAAGTATATAAAACAGCTAGTGAATATCAAGATAAACAAATAATTGCTTTTGATTTAAGAAATGTTTCTTTAACAGAAGATGGTTCTATTGTTTTCAATGACGGTTTAATTAATGCAAGTAGATACGCCAGAACAAAAAAAGAAATAGAAAATATAAAAAATAGAAAAGAAATTTTTTCTGAACTTTTTGATGAAAACAACAAATTAAAAATAAAGATAGATAAGGACAATTTAAAAAAATCATTTAAAGAATTTTTCAAAGGAAACGAAAGAGAAGCTATTAAATCTTTCTTAGAAGTAAAATCATACAATGAAGCTAATAGAACAAATGCTGTAAAAAATAATTTTGATTTTGGATTTGAAAAGTTTTTTAATGAGAATTTTATTGTAGATTCACTTAGTCCTTCACAAAGTATAAATCTTTCTAATGATAAAATAGTTATAAATAAGCAAATACAAGAAATGTTTGATTGGAAATTATCTGGTGATTATGATTTTTTTCCAAATGCTTTTCAATTTTATTCTAGCTATGAAAGAGAATTTGAGTTATCGTCAAAGCACAGAGGAGATGTTGGTGTAACTAGCTTTTTAGAAAAATTAACAGAAGTTAAAAAAAGAGTTGATAAGTATATTTATGAACAACTCCCAGATGATATAATTAATTATGTATCTAATTCAAATGATTTTCCTAACTATAGTATTGATAGTTTTTTAAATGAATTTATGAATGAAAATTCTTTTAGAAAAATTTTAAATCAATTAGATGGAAGAATGAAAAGTGAAATCACAAAACTTCCAGAATTAGTAGATAAAAGAAATCAAAAATTTTTAACTACAATAACTACTTCTCTAGAAGATGGTTTAGATGCTAGATTTAAAAATTCATTAAATATTTCGCCATCAGAAGGTTCATCTATATCTGAAGCCTTCGTTAGATATTTTTATAATATGGATGAAGGAGAAACTAATTTATTTTTTGATAAAAATAATGTTTTTAAAAATAAAGACGTCATAATTTCTGAATTTAAAAAAATAAGAAATATGAATGAAAGAATCTATGGTAATATAATAGATCAAGATAAGTTTGAAAAAATAGTAAATAGTGCTATTGAAATGAAAAAAAATGGTTCTAGTAATGAAGAAATTTTTAATTTTATAAATCAATCTAAAAAACAAGTAATAAAAGAATTAGATGATGTAGTAGGAATATCTTTAATAGATGAAAAATATTTTAAACAATTAGTTAAAGGAACTCAATATGAGGGTCAAAAAACTGCATATGGTGTTTTAGCAAGAAACCCTACTATTTATCAAACTTCAATTTTATATTCAAGAATTTCATCTATTGGCGATAAAGATATTGAGAATGTACCATATTTACAAACACTTTTTGGTAATGGCGGATTAGAAAGAACGTCTGATAGAATTACTTCTTATAATATAGGAAGAATGACTATGCAAGCTATGAATGGTGACTATGACGGAGATAAAATTTATGCTGCAATATTATCAAGATTTGATTTATTTGGAAATAATAAAAGTTTACAATTAAATGAAATTGCAAAAGAAATAAAAAGAGACAATATCTTGTTAAATGCCATAAGGAAAAATATAGATATCTTTGAAGAAATTAAAAAATATGAAATGGGAAATAAAAATGGAAATAAAATGCTACAAGAAATATTTGACAATATTATTTATGGTTCTAAATTTAAAACAGGTTCTGTTGATGAACAAAGAATATTTTTAAAAAATACTTTATTTCCATTGATTAAAACTTATGATAATGCTATGTCTATGTGGGAAGATAAATTAATAGATGAATTAGGCGATGCAAAAAAAACAGTTCATATGAATACATACTATAAGTTTTATAGTGATTCTTTGGGAAAAGAAGTTAATGTAAAAAATGGTTTTTGGTATAACTTATATAAACATTCTGATAGTATAGCAAAAAATAAATTAGGGAATATGACTAATGAAGAAACGTTAAAAACTTTATATTCAATTAAAGGTTCAGATGTTTTTTCAAAATTATCAAAAGTTGAACAAGAATTGGTTGATAATTTGATTGCAAATCCAGAAAAGTTTAATGAAGTTTTTAAAGAAATATTAGAAAAAGATAACAAGAATTTAAGAATAATGTTTTCTGATTTTGGAACTCCAACTTATTTAAGAGCTTATCTTGATAATATAAAAACTGGAACTGCCAATGTAGAATTAACTGAACAATCTAAATTTGTTAGAAGATTAGTTCTTGATGATAGTTTAGAAAATCAAATAGATTTTATAACTAAAAAAAGTAATATTAAAGATTCTTCTAAAGATTGGTGGTTAAAAGATTTCAGAAGTTTTTATGACAAAGAAGGAAAATTAAAACAGGATGAAGTAGATAATTTTAGAACTCTAATAAAAGTTTTAACTGGAGATGACTTATATGGAGAATTACAAGAAAAAGCTATTTCATCTAAACACGGACAAGATAGTGCAGAAGCATTAATTGAATATCATAAAAAATTAATTAAAAGTGTCGGAGTAACAACTGTTGATGTAAAAGAGTTAAATGGTTTGAAAAAAACTTTTGCAGGTATTTATTCAGCTAGAACTGAAGAACAACTAAAAAAAATTAATTTTATTGATGATTATTTTAGAGTATTCACATCTAAAAATAAAAAATATAGTTCTGATGATATTCTAATTAATAATGCAAAAAATAGTATTAAAAGTTTATTAAAATTAATGGGAGTTTTTTCTGATGAAATATTTAATGATATAGATAACGCTTCTAGTGTAAATGATTTTACACTTGATAATATTTCAAAATGGTTTGGAGTAAAAATAGAAAATGGAATTATTGACCAAAAAAGTTATAAAAAAATGCAAAGATATTTTTCTCATCTAAATGGTGTTGTTATTGCTGATATTTTTAATAAATTTTCACAAGATAAAGATGGTTCGAAAACATTTACTTCAATATTTAATGAATTTAAAAGAGAAAAAAATTTAACTAAATTCTTATTTGAATCAGTTTCTGTTTTACCAGAAAAAGCAATAAGTGCATTTAGTTTTGTTTTTGGAAAAAAACATAAAGTAAAAGATATAGAAGTTCCAGAACAAGAAATTGAAGAAGCAATTAGTGATATACAAGATTCTGATGAAGTACAAGATACTATTGAAAATATTGTTAATCAAGAAGTTAAAACTGATGAAAAAAATATAAAAAATAGTGTTAAAGCTATGCCGAATAAATCAGAAGATCCTAACTTTAATGTATCTGAACCACAAAACAACTTATCATTAGAATCAGATTCTGAAGTTAATTTAAAGCAACTTCAAAAAAATAAGAAAGAAAATTTATTGAATAATGGTATTGATAATAAACAAAAAAATATCAAGGATATTATAAATAAAGATATTAATTCTGAAGAATTTAATAATATTGATGATATTACTAATAATTATATAGAACATATAGAAGACTCTAAATTACATATTTCTAATGTTTTTGATTCTCAAAATGATCTTTCAAAAACGGAAACTGAAAGTAATAAAAAAGAATTTTCAAAAAATAGTAATGGGAAAAGTAAACTTTCAAAAAACAATAATATTGATAAAACTTTTAATGATAATAAAACTAAAAATGTTAAAGAAAATTCTTATAATTTTAATAATAAAAAAAATGAAACAACTGAACAATTAGAATTATTAGAAAATTACCATAAAGAAAATAAAATAAAAGAAATAATAAATAAAGAAGTTAAAAATAACCAAAACATTTCTTTAATTACTAATAACCCTAAAGATAAAGCAATCAAAGAAACTTCAAGTAATAATAATATTGATTTTGAAAGTTTTATTGAACAAGAAATAAATGCTATAGAAAATAAAGTAAAAGATGAAATTCACGATATACTAACTGAAATTAAACAAAATAGTATTGATAATTCTGAAGCTCAGAACGCTTCTTTTTCAAAACCAGAAATTGAAATTAATTCAAAACAATTACAAGAAATTATTAATGAAAAAGAACAAATTATAAATAATAAAAATAATATAAGTAATGTTGTTGAAAACGAATTAAAAGACGACATAACGAATTATTTAGAAAATGAAGATAATAATCAAATTGAAAATAATATAAAAATTCATAAAAAATTAAAAAATGAAGATAATAAAGTATTAAGACAGTTAGAATTATTTAATGAATATTCTGAAGAAAATGAAGTAAAAAAAGTAATAGATAAAGAAGTTGAACAAAAACAAAATATTGCTACAACTATCAATGAAATAAAAAAAGATGAAGTTGAAGAAGTTTTGAATAATAATATAGAAGATGTATCTACTACTAAACAGAATTTTTCAGTTCAAGAAGCTGTACAAGAAATTAATGAAAAACAAATAGAAAAAAATATAGAAAAAACTTCTATTGATGTTACACAAGGAATAAATCTTAATGAAGAAATTGAAGAGATTAAAGAAAATGTAGCAGATAATATTAAATTATCAGATGTAAGCAAAAGAACTCAAGAAATAAAAGAAGAAATAATAGAAACAGTTAATAAAACATCTGATGAAGTTATCCAAACTAAAAAAATAGATGCTGTTGGAGAAATTGTTGATAAAACTAATAATACTGCAACAAATATTCAAAAAAAAGTAAAATCTTTTACTGAAAAACATAAAACTGGAGTTATTGCTGGTGGAGCTTTAGTTACACTTGGATTATTCTTTAATTTAATAAATAGAAATAGAACTGTTGTACATTTAGAAATGAATGATCAAATAAATCAACAAGAACAAGGATTAAATTCAAGAAATAATATTCAAAGAAGAATGGGTCAATATCAAATTAATACAAATATAAGAGATACATTTTAAATCACAAACCACCACTTCAAGTGGTGGTTTGCTCTATGCCTAAAAGGCACTATTACAAGCTTGAGGCTAAAGCCTTA